AGCTATCTTCTTGCCATAATCCGTAAGCTTATTGTTTACTTTAGTAACACCATTACGCCGCATGAGCCTCTCAAGGCCCTCTTCACGCCTAGCAATAATCTTACCCCAGAACTCCTGCTGCTTTTCATAGAAGGTTCTTGTACCCATTAAGCCAGTTTCAGTTAGGCGGGTTTCCCACTTGCCATAAAACTTATCTAGCAAGCTAATCATCTCAGCTTCATATGCGTTTGCTGGCTCTGCTTTGGTAATTCTTTTACGAGAAGCAATATCAAAGAACTTCATCATATCTTTTTGGCGAGGCTTCACCCCATCAAAAGCATAATCAAATATCTTAGTAACGCCCTTGTTGTCTGCTCTAGCAAAAACAGTAAACATATCATTGTATAGCTGGTGCATTTCAGCCTGATAGTTTGCTTTGTCTAGGTGTACGCTGCGCCCTAATGTTTTGCCATTCTGATGTGCTTTGGTTAGTGATCCATTATCACCAGAGATATCGTAGTGAAATTGCTTAGTGGCAATCGGAACCTTTTTGTTTTGTAAGTTTCGCTTTTGTGGGGAGGTAGACATTCTAAACGCCCAACTATCCGTCCACCAGTTTTCTGCAAGCGTAGGATCAGCGGGGCCACTCATTGCCTCTATTTCATCATCAATATCTCTAGCAACATTATTTACAACATCACCAGAAAACTTACCCTTAACAAAACCAGCAAGGCCACCCAAAGCACCACCAGCAATACCAGCAGTACCAATCCCAATAGCAGCTTCACCAAATGTTTTTGTTGGATCTGTAGTAGCAAACAAGGCCTCTTGACCGGCAACAATAGCTGATGTTGCAACGCCAGTACGCAGTGCGCTCTTAGCAACACCAGTGGTCACACCAATAGGCAAAGAAATAAGATTGATTGGATCAAAAAAAGAAGCCAGCAATACATTTCCGACCGTAGAGTTTTGTATTGTTTGTCTACGCTCAATCATTCCATCAACACGATTAACCAAATAGTTTAAGTGCTGATCGTTTTTTGCGTAGAGAAGCGCAGAGCTATACTCGTGATACTCTTCTGGTAAATCAAAAACCCCCTTAGCTACATCAAAGTCAGGATCTTCTTGAAGCATCTCACGATCAAAAGAGTCTACAAAGTTCGTAACAACAGGCTCATACTGACCTATTAAAGCGCCAAGAGTTTCAGTAAATGTTGCTTTATCTCTTTCAGCTATTAAACCAACATCCGCTTCTAGCTGCGGCATTACTACTTTTGATGCATCAAACATTAGTTAAGCGGCGCTCCTGACATTAATCCATTTTCCTGAAGGTATCTGTGAACCTTAGCATCCCCCTCCAGTTGCTCGTAAGTTTTGGCTTTAGTTATTTCTAAATCAGAATCAAGTTCTTTTGTTTCATCAGAAATATTAAAGGCTGGCATTGATCCGTCTTCTAATCTTACGGGCTCAATAACTTTAGAACCGCCCTCATCTATTACCTTAAATGCTTGATATAATTGCTGTGCAGTAGATACGTCAGGAAACAAAGGCACGAGAACAACAGGTTCAAAGACATCTGTGCTAGATATTGATGAGCCATCATTGTGATTAAATAATGTGTAGCCCATAGATAGAAGCTGGTTTTCAACCTTATTAATAAAATATGATTCCCTTTTAGGGGCAGGCATTGCAGCACTTAAGGCATAACGACTGCGGCCTTGGTTGTTAAAACCTCTAGTTCCATCAAAAACATACTTTGATTCTTTGTAACGATTATTATACTGACCAACTAATTGTTCTTTAACCTCTTCAGGTTCAAACCCTTTAGCGGCTAATAGCTTAGCCATAGTGCCAAAATCTTTTATTAAGTAAGGATCCATGTCATCAAGAATTTCGCTTACATATTTTTCTGGTGATATTGAATTTCCCTTACTGTCTCTAAAAAACGCAGAAACATTTTCAGCCGCCTTGGAGGGGCTTGTCTTCATTAGCTTAGCAACTTCCATAGACGCTTCGTTTGCCGTAGAGTAGCCCCCTGATTCCATTCCAATGAGCATTTGATCNNAATATCATTAAGCGCATTAATTCTATTTGCTTGTAGCCCCAAGCCTTCAGACATTGTTATCTGATAATCTCTAAGCCTAGCGTAAATAGAAAGCACATTCTGCGCATTAGGATCCCCTTGACCGGCGGCAAGGTTGTTAAGAGAATTTACTAAGAACGTAGGCAAGGCCTTTGCCATAGTCCGTTCTATTTCTGGTGTAAGAGTTTCTAGGTTAGATATATCAAACCCGTTACTTAAGACTATGGCCTCAGAAATATTTTGAGATTCTTTTGAACCTCTATCAAGTGCTCCCGAATGAAACTGAGCAATCTTTGCGGTAGTCTTTCTTGCAGCCGCTTGAGCAGCTTCTTCTTTTTTTAAGCCAGAAGAAATGCTGCGAAGATGAGTTTCAATCTGTTCACGTTGAATTGGCAACAGGCTCTCTAAAGCAACATCAGATAAACCCTTAAGGCTTTCTCTTATATCAGTTTCACCGCCGCTATTTATATAAGCAACAATACTATCAACTGCTAAAGATCCAGCGCCATCAGGTGCAGTAGCAGAAGCAAAAGTTGCTATTTTACTGAAGTCTTCTTTAGCAACAAAAAAGTTATACTTCTGCTTAAGCTCCTCTACTATAGCTGGGTTAATACCCTTTGAGTCCTTAAGGTAAGCATCTATATCAGTTGAATCAAAACCATTTACTTCACCTTGTTCTATAAGTTCATAAAAACCGGTTTGATAATCAATAACTTGCTGCTGTCTTAGATGCGCCTCCTCTATTGAAGATGAAGCCTGAGATATTAACGGGCTAACAAAAGCTATGTCATCAGCTGACCCATCAAATAATTCATACTTGTAAATGCCAGCAATAACATCTTGCTGATTTTCTGTTAGCTTTGCCATTGCTTCTGGACTTCTGGTGACAAGAGCTTGACGGAATGTTTCTGACCCCCCCTCAGCAACAGCTCTGGTAATAAATGGAGACAAAGCGGCTCTTCTTAACTCATTCGATTCTCTTTCGTAATCAGTTTGACTAAACTGCTGATTACTCCGTCTATATGTTTCAAGCTCGCTAAGCCCTGCTTGCAATGTCCCTGAAGTAGCAAATAAGGCTGTTTCTATATCCACCTCACCTTCGCCATAAAAAGCTTCACCCGCTATTATAGCTGCATTGTGTAAAATATTTGCTTCAGACATTTCTAAACCACGAAGCGCATCTTGCCGCGATGCAATTCCAGCTTCAGCCGCTTCAGCTTTTATTGCTGCATCAAGAGCATCTAAGTCTCCCTTTGCTGCATTTAACTCAGCAACAACTGACTGCTTATTGTTTGCATCAATATACTTTGCAACATTCTGATAGACTTCTTCTGCTTTCCCACCAGAAGGAAGAGAGTAGTTTGAGGTAATAGCAGCTAAAACTCTTTCCCTGTTAGTCCTGCTTAAGGTATTCATCTGAGTAACAAGGTATTCAGCAGCAGCAGCGCCAGCCATTTCACTAGCAACAATAGAACTTGATCCAACCTTTAATCCAGCGCCCTCGCCTTCAAGTGTAGCCTGTTCTCTCTCTTCAATAATTTTATCAACAGCACTAAAGTTTCCAGTGCGAGACTCCATCCTGATTTGTTTATTAAATTCAGAATTTGTAGAAACAATGTGTTGCGCTGCATCTGCGCGAGCACGAGTGCGAGCTTCATCCACTAAACCAAGATGGGTGCTTTCCTTAATAGCGCTGCCAGAATCAACAACAAACTGTTTGAAGCGGCCCTCAGTGCTTTCAGCAAGTCCATCTAGGTAAGCTTGCATTGCATTGTCATACTGAAGTGGACTGCGATCATACTTACCAGCAAGCTCTTTTGACTTGAGGCGAATGTCAGTGTCCATAGTCTCAAGGAACCTACGCTCAATAACGGCGCGATAAGACTCCCTAGCTATTCTTCCAAAGCCTTCAGGTGGGCTAAGGTCTACTGGCTCACCATCCTTATACGCTCTTAGCTTTATAGATGGGGCCGCAGCCGCAGCTTCTTCGCCGCGCTTCTTAGCCTCTTCAGCATCTACCTGATACGCTTGTCTGCGGATTGACTCACCAGCTTCAGCAAATGCATTGGCTACTTCAGCAGCGCCAGTGTCCATGCGAACAACACCGATTGGTTGGTTGAATTGCTGTCTTGCTCTACGAATTATTTGAGCCATTATTGAGTCCTCATTAAGTCATGCATACCAGTTGCAAAGTTAGAATAGGTTCTAATCCTTGTAGCCCTAGCCTCATTCTTCCCGCGCTGAACCTCGACCAAAGACTGAACAGTTCTCTTCCCTGATTCCAGCCCAGCCTGAGTTTGCATAATAGCCAAGTCATCAAACGCCACTTCCTTCTGGCCCTCAAAAAAAGCTTCCATGCTAGAGTCAATATCTCTGTTAAAAAGCAATGTGGCTTCGTTGCTTGCGAGGTCATCAAAGTATTGTTGATAGCGCATATTCTGTTGCTGCGCGGCTTGTGCTTCTCCGATAATTCTATCGGTAATCATGTTTTCTGCGGTTTGCTTAGACTCTTGTTCCTGCGCTCTAGCGGCCTCGTTGCCACCCATCAGGCTTAAGCCCATTCCTAATATCTGGAAAAAACTCATTAGAATATTAACTCCGCTACTAATCCATTAATCTGCAAGTTCAGTGGTGCGTCTTGCGTAATGCTAATTTGTGGATCACGACTATAACCTATTAACCTAAACTCTTTCTTCCCAGTAAATGCAGCTGGCTGCACAGACAAGTCATCAGTTACATTCCGAATGATTAACGCCGTGCCATTTACCTTGCATGATAAGGTGCTGTTTAAATCTAGGTAAACACTACCTAAGCTTCTAGGTGTTCCCGTTAAAGGGCCAGTTCCAACAGAAGCATCAATCGGGTTTGTCGTTAGCTCTACGTTGAACTTATACCCAATCTCAGCAGTCGTTAGCGAGGCGTCAACACTGGAAACATCTACATTGCCAGAGGCCACCGTAAACTCTCCGACAAAGCTATTACCGTCTACAACCTGAACAACAGCCCCATTATTAAAGTCAGAAGAAACATTAAAGACACCAGCTGTACCGCTGTACTCTTTAGCCATGTCAGTATTAAAGCCAGCATTAAACTCACACAAAACAATCTTTTCTGTGCCATCACCTAAGTCATATTCAACATTAGCAAATACACGATCATCAATAGTTACAGTCGAGTGAAATACACCATTAGTAGTAAACTCTACCCACCCAGCGCGTTGCTCTGCTCTGTTAGAGTTAAAGACTGCCATTGTCCCATCATCATTTAAAACAAACACATAGCTCTCAGATCTGCTTAAAGCTCCGTAAAGCGTGTTCATCTCTATAGGTGTTTTAATCAAATGTGATGATATAGTTGATATTGGGCTTGCAACATATGCAGCCTCACCATCGCTAAAGATATACTCCCTAACAATCTGACCGCCCTTTTGAATAAATAGTGTTGCACCATCAATTGCTTGCGGTCTTTCATAACCAGAGCCAAAAGGTGTTTGACGCCTGACCTGTGCATTGGTTGGTGTTACTGGCTGGTTTTGGAATGCCGGTACATACATCTCAGAAGATGCAGTGAACACTTGCAGGTCACGATTAGAAATCAAATGACGGATTTGCTGGATCTCACCAACAGATGCAGTGAGGTGAATTGATTCATTGTCCTTAGCCTCACCAACATCAAAGTTGTAATAAGAGGCAATCTTACTAAACCAAATTGAATCTGGCTGCGCTAATGTTCCACCAAATACTAATCTGTTTTCATGGAATGTAACCGCTGAAGGGAAGCCCCGAAGCGACGAATAAGACTGCTCATCCCAAGATGTAGTTGGCGCATGTGTTGTTATATCAGGTGTACCACCACCAAGCTCAGAGGCATTAGCGTTTGAGCCAGCAGTAAATGTAAACTTATCATCGCTAAGAACAGAAGCTACGGTGCGAGCCCCGTTTAACTGGTTTATTGAAATGCCACCAATTGTACCAGAGTTTGATATGGTAATAGAGTTACCAACAGATAGACCATGATTTACAAGTATAACCTCAACAACGTTTGAGCCCTCATTAGTCTTCACAGAGTTTGCGCTAAGAGTAACCTTTAATGCGTCGAGTATATCACCAGTCGCAACAGTAGAGCTTGTTACGCCAGTAATCTCAATCTCATTACCGTTGTATCTAACGGTTGTGCCTACATGCTTTGACGGACTGCTTGTATCCCAATACGCTCCGCTAGTTGTTAGGGTAACTCCGCTCCCGCTAGACGCAGACGGATCAAGTGTCATACCGGCAGACTGAAACTTATAGTAAGGCTGATAAACCTTTGTTGCATCTGACTTCTGATCAAACTGAAATGATTCAACCTGAAATGTAGTAAGACCAGTTCTAACAAGTTGCTGTGGAACAAATGTTGGATGAGCTAAGAACATAACATCACCAGCTTGGGCATATGTATATTCATGCAGATAGTTATGATCGAATGGTAGGGTTGCACTGTTTACGTTCACAGTGATTGTTTGGATCAATGAAACAACGCCAGTTGAAGGGCTTATCTGAAAGACACGAATCTTCTCATGCTCAAGAGAAATAATATACTGCTCGTCATCAGAGAATATAAAAGGCAATAAGCGGCTCTGTTGCCGCTTTGATGTGTTGATTGCTATGTCATACTGGTAAATATTTTTTAAACCAGATCGCTTAATAACACCGCCTTCAGATCGGAGAAAGAAATTCTCAACGCGCTGCGCGGATTGATTATAAATTGGCGTGTCAGTCCTAGAGTACAAAGAGGGGCTAACTTCACCAAACTGGAAGTTTGTTAGTGGAACCTTAACCTTCTGCATTATGTGCGCCTATTTGATATAAACCGACTTGTGTTTAGCTTTCGTGTTGTTTGCTGCTGCGAATCTAAGCTTCTAGCTTTTATCATAAAGATCTGAGCTTGCTGTGCCATTAGTCCAGCCAATCCTTGATCCCTTGCTAGTCCAACAGCAAAGACAGCTGCTAATTCATACTGAACAGCTACAGTAAAATATGAAGGCCAGTCCTGCTCTTCAGCGCGATATGTGTAGTCAAGCACTAGCTCAGAAGACGCAGCCTCATCGCAAAACAGTTTGTTTCCATATGTTTGATACTGAATGGGTGTATCGTTTACAGTTACAGCATGTGTCATTAACCAGCCGCTAGGAAGCTGATACGCCGCATCATAGCGTCCAGTTGGTGCTTCACTTAATCTGTTTAGAACAACCTGATTCGTTGAGAATCGCCAACGACAGTTTACCAGAGCAGAGCGAGCAACGTCTTCATACATGTTAGATGCAATTAGGGCTTCGTTGTTTCCGTCAT